AAGAAGTAAGGTTTACAAAAAAATTAAATGATGCAAAATTAAGTCAAGAAGCATTGCAGCTTGACAATGCAGTTACAAGAAAAAAAATAGAAAATCAACAAGCTCTTATTGCTGAAATTGATAAAGCCATAGAAGAAGAAGAAAGATTAGGCAAAAATTTAACCAGACAAAAGGTAATAATAGAAGATGGCTCATTGAGATATGAGCTGCAAAATGATGCAATATTAAATTTAAAAGAAGCAAAAGCTCAGTTAACAGTTGGAATCATGACGTTAAATGACGAAATGACTTTAAACGACATAACAATACATGGGCTAAACAAATCTATAGATAATTATGCAGCATTAGCTGAAAAAGCAGGTGTCAGCAGCGAAACATACAAAGAAATGCTAGAAGAATTAAGAGCTGAACAAGTAGCGTTTACTACTGATAAGGCTATGATTGGAATGTTTCAAGATTTATCTAATGCAGTAGGTTTAGATTTTGATTCTGTTGGTATGATAGATAACTTCCAAAATACAATGACTAGTTTGCAAGAAATAGGATTTGATACTACTGAAGCAATGAAAGTAGCTTTTATGGAAATGGGAGCTCAAATTGGAGCAACGTTTATACAAGCTCAAATGCAAGCATCTGAAGCAAGGATGGCTGCTATTAAAGAAAAAGCACAAAAAGATATTGAAGAATTTAAATCTACAGACAGGTTTAATAAATTAAGCCAAAGACAAAAAGAAACTTTTGAAAAGCAAAAACTAAAAGTAGCACGAGCAGCAATGAAAGAAGAATTTAAAAATCAAAAGGAAACCAAAAAAGCAGGTGTTATAATGAATACAGCAATGGCAATAATGAATGCTATGGCAAATATACCTGCTCCAGCTAATATTGCAATGGCTGCTGTAGCAGGGGTTATGGGAGCTTTGCAGTTAGAAACAATAAATACAACACCTCCTCCTAAAATGGCAAGAGGTGGTTATGTTGGTGGAAGATTACACTCACAAGGTGGAACTATGATAGAAGCTGAAAGAGGAGAATTTGTAATGAGCAGAGATGCTGTAGATTCTGTAGGTCTTGAAACAATGAATAGAATTAATCAAGGTGGTGGTGCAGGAGTCAATGTTTCATTTAGTGGAAATGTCATGTCTGGAGATTTTATTGAAAATGAAGCTATCCCTAAAATAAAAGAAGCTGTCCGAAGGGGTGCTGACATAGGAGTAAGTTAATGCTCGTATTATCAGATGCAATTAAATTAGATTTAAGTTTTAGAGAAACTTACTTAGTTCCACTTATAGTTATAGATGCAGAAAGAGATGAAAATGGTAATTTTATAAATGAACCAATTTACATATCTACTAACAAAGGTGTATTTGGTGGAGATATATTTTGGGAAGATTATGATCTTAAACTAAACAATGTAAAAGAATCTTTAGATTTAGTTGGAAGAAAGTATAAAATAAACAATCTATCCTTTACTTTAAGCAATTACTTTGTTCAAGAAAAAAGAATAAGTGATTTTGTAGCCGATAGAGGATTGCTAAATAAAACTGTAGAAGTTTATTATAAAACACAATCTTGTAAAAACTTAGATGATTGTGTTCTTATTTTTAGAGGAAACATTAGAAGATTTGACCACGATTCAAAAATAGTCAGAGTAGATTTAGAAGATTTAACAGAAGAAAAACTATCAAAAGAACTTCCAATAGCTAACACAGGCTTTGGTGGAAACTTATTAAATAAAGACGACAGAAACAAACCCATTCCAATGGTTTATGGTACTGTTGAAAAAGCACCTGCTTTACCACTTATTAATACTCAATCTCAAAATGACGAAACAGATATAGAAATTATATGTGATGATGTTAATAGTGGTAGAGGAATAGAAATGGGAGGTTTTTTTACAGACCAACATGCTCAAAATCTTTCAGTTGATACTGCACCTTTATATATTTACAAAGACAATTATTTTTTAGTTTTAAAAGATTACAATAGAGAGGCTTCTTATGAAATAGGAGATGGAGAGTTTTTCTATGATGACTACGAGCAATATACAGTAGAAGATAATAAATTAAAAATTCGTAAAAAATATAATAGAAATAGAGGTTTAAATCCTCCTGCTATGAATGAACTTCAAACAGTAGTTAGAAGATATCCTAATTCTATGAAAATGTTAATTGACCCTAGTTATGGAGAACTTGAAAGTGATGCTTGGCTTGATACAGTAGGGTATGGAGTGCATTTTTTAAATTTTCCTGTAAAATCTCCTGAACTTGCATTTGATAATCAAGAAGCAACATTACTATCTAATGAACTTACTTATGTATCAAATATTAATGAAAATGATTATAAAGAAACATTTGCATTAATTCCTGATTATGAAATGGAAACTTCTTACGAAGGCACACAATTAGTTTCTGATTTCAGACCACATCATGAATTTTTTAGCAATACAGAAGGCGACAGTTATCAGTATCAAGTAATGAACTGGTTTCATAGATATGCACATATTCATAATCAAGATTATGCAAATCCAACAGTTACTTATATTAGGATGCCAAATCAACATGCTGTAAAAGCCTATGCAGGCAGAAAAATATGGGAAAAACTTATAGCACTTGGAGAAGTAGAATATACAGATATATCTGAAGTTCCTCAAACTTTATGGGATAATGTATTTCATAATAATATGTATGATAGATTAAATTCTTATTCAAGCATATCTCCTATACAAACAGCACTTTGGGCTAATAAATCAGGACTTACAATACCTCAAGAAGCCTTTGACTTAAATGATTCAACTCAATTATTTAAAGAACATGGAACTGATAGTGCAAATAGCTTTGAAAGTGCTTGTCAAACAGACCAATGGGAAAGAACACAAGGGCAAAAAGTTAATTACCCACAAGGAATGTGGTATCAATTCAGACTTATAGAGGAGTATGCTGTATTATTAGGAAAAAATTATGTATGTGTAAGTTTAAACAATGACTCTATAGAACATGGAAGTTTTGTTACTGCAAATCAATCTAATGGCTCTCAAGGAAATTATTTTTACTATAACTTTTTTGACATTGGGGATGAGTTTGAATTTCTTTTTAATGCAGACGATTTTCCACAATATCATCCAATTCAAAGAACAGATAGTGGAGATGGAATTGAAGGTTATGGAAGGTCTATGTACATATATTATACAGCTTTATGGAATGGAATATCTACTGGCAATGCCCCTGATGTAGGAATAACTGCAGGTTGTAATTTAGGGAATAAAAAATATTTTGGCTCTTATGGATTTCAAAGAGGAAATCATGGAGTAAGAGAAGAAGACCAAGGTGCATTAGCATATACATATACCACATCACATACTACCTTACAAGCTGATGGGTTTGGTGGTTTTGATATGGTAACTGTTGAGCAAGAACATTCAGTTCCTATGCACGAAACAGGGTGGTGTCTTTGGGTTAAAAACACCATTGAATCAGACATAGGAACAGAACAAACTCCAAATAGAGCAAATGAATACAATTTATATGAACCTGCAAATGTTAAAGTTCCTGCAAATACTTTAATGCCTTTAAGGCACTATTGCAAACCAAAAAGTTCCAATGCAGATGGGGCAGGTTATGTTGGAGGTCGTAAATTTTACAAAGGTGCAGTTTTGCCTTTTGATGCTCAACAAATAACATTGTTTAGTGATAGTGCATTGTCTAATAGACTTGGATGTGTATTTGTTTTTAATGATATTGACATTCAAGATGACATAAAATGTGATACATTTTTTGAAGGAAAAATAAAAGTTAGGTTTAACGAAGAAACATCAAATGATAGTAATAAAAATTTTTTACTTGGTTTAGGTGCTGTTGATATTGATGAAGATGAAGAATTTAATTGGAGTTCTTATGATACTGCATTTGATACTGATAATGTTCCTTTAATAAACTTATCATTAAACGAGTGTATAAATACTACAGAATCTATGGTTGAATTTAATTCTGACAGACATCCAGATAGTATGCAAGAAGGTCATTCCAATCAATTTTCAGGAGTGCCTACAGAATATATAATTCCTGAATTTTGGAAAGCAAATAATTTTAATTGTTTGAGTATGATTTATAAATTAGACAAAAATGGAAGTGATGATAGTTTTGCAAAAATGTTTACACAAATATATAATGTTTCAATACTGCAATATATAGTTTTTGGGAAAGCTCTTGATTCTAATTTGTATGTCAATGCTTTTGGGAGAGTAAATACATTAGATGATGTTGTAGATACTCCTGAAGGACTTATGTTTAAATATACTGGGCAATTAGTATCTCCTGTTGAAGAATATGATAGTCAAGAAGATTACGACAACCAAGTTTCATTTATACAATCTCCATTTTCTATTATACACCATATCTTAGAAAAAGAAGTTGGAATTGAAAATCCTATAGAAATTGATGAAAATGAATCTGTGCAAGCATCTGAGATGTCTTTAGCATTTAGCATAAATAAAAAAATAAAAGCAAAAAAATTAATAAACGATTTATGTACCAATACAAACATTTTTCCAATGTTTAAATCAACATCTAAGTTTTCGTTTACTTCTATAAGATCTTCATACACAGAAGATGATGTTCATGCTACAATCTTGTCAAGTGAAATTGTAAAATCTTCGTTTACTAGGACTCCATTAGAAAAAGTTTATACTTTGGCTAATGTAAAATATATGAAAGATTATGAGTCAGGGGGTTACTTAAAGGAAACAGGCTATATAGATGGGTATGATTGTTATGGTAATGGCGATAACTTTACAAGAGTTAATACAGGAGCTTTAGGTTATAGTTACGATTTTTTAGCCTTAGACAGAGAAGATAATGTATATAATTTTGAAGCTGAGTTTATAAGAAATCAAGTAGATGCAGAAAAGTTGAGAGATTTTTTATATATGTATAACTGCAATCAGCACAATATATTTAAATTAACATTGCCTCTTAAATACTTATATCTTGAAGTTGGAGATATTGTAAGATTTGATAGTTTGATAGAAAATATGCTAGCTTATGGAGAAGATTACACAAAAATTCAAGTAAGGAATGCACAAGTTATATATCCATACTTTATTGTCGATTCAATAAATAAAAAACAAAAATCAATAGATTTGCAGGTAACACAGCTTCATAATCTACAAAGAAGATTTACTCCTTTTGTGGGCAGTATTTCAAGAAGTTTTGGATTATTTGATGGTAATTCAACAGGTGCTGGGTATGATATGGAAGATTGGGAGCTTTTAAACAACTACCTAAATGGACAAGAATTATATTTTACAAATGAACAAAAAAGAGTTTCTGATACATCTCCAGTTCCTTCAGGAGATGGATATTTAGATGATGATGATCTAGCAACTTTAATGTGTATGATTAATGGTTTTGAAATAAGTGATGTAATTGAAGGAGCAACAGGAGATTTAAATCAAGATAGTGTTGTAAATATAATTGATATAGTTGGGCTTACAAGTTTAATTACAGGTTTTAATGCTCCAACACCAGAAGAACTTACTTATGCAGATATGAACAATGATGGAATATTAAATGTTATTGATATAGTTGAAATTGTGAGTCAAATTATAGGCAGTTCAAACAACGAAGAAGGTGGAGATTATTAATGTATATAAATAAAATTAAATCTTTTGTAAAAATAACTGAAACTATTTTTGGAGATAACTTGCCTGAGCCACAACAAGCAAACTTGCAATGCATTGATGATATTGTTACTTTAGATTGTGAAGGTGTTTTTAATATGCTTGTTATTAAATTTGTAGGAAATGTCTATATATACAATGAACTTCCTGATGGATATATCATAACAATATCTAAAGATACAATCAGAATAGTAAATAAATTAGGAAAATTTTTAAATAACAATTTATTGTTTAAATTTGGAGGAGAGTTCAACCCTAAAAAAGCAACACTTTATACATTTAAAAATAATAAAGTTATAGCAAATATATTCAACAAGAATGAAATAGAGCTGATTGCACAAAATAAAACAAAGATTGAAGATGATAGTATTTTGTTGCTAGAAGAAGGCGAAGATGATAGGAATGATAGAATGAGTAGAAATACATATACAAATAAAATTGATGATGATTCTGTAAAAGGATTATACACGACAAAGCCATTTAAAGATGGCTATACAGGATATTATAATTACTTTCCAAGTGAAGGTGTTTATATGTCAGGGAAAAAACCAACAAACGAATCA